ACGTCGGCGTCGTCCTGACCGTCCGCTCCCTGCTCGGTCACGGCCACGGATTGACCCACCTCGGGCGAGCCGTCGTTGGCCGTGTGCTGCGGGTTGGGGTTCGGCTCCTGGAGACCTGAACGGGCCATCAGGCGGTCCACGCCGAGCGTTCGCGCCGCGCCGGCTTGCGGGCGTAGCGGTCCGCGTTGGCGTCAACGTCAACCGGCAGCGGCGCCGAATACGGGCGGCTCTGCAGCGCGTAGCGTGCCGCGTCGGCCGCGTGGTCCTCGCCGTCGCTGTCCAAATCCTCGGGGCGCGCCTCGTCGTGCTGCAACGCGGGCAACGTGCGGATCAGGTCTACGCAGGTCGAAAACACGAACATGCCCGGGGTCGTGCCGTCGCCTTTGAGGCGTGCCCGCAACTGGTCCCAGCCCCCCATCGCGCCGTTGCGACCCACCCGCGTGTTGTCCGCCGGCCGGAACGCGGCCCCGGCGCGCTGCATCCGCTCACCGATGCTCGGGCCGCCATCGGCCGTGAAGATCGCGGGGTCGGCAACCCCGAACATCTGTTTGTCGCGTTGCACGTCGCCAGCCTCGCGCGCCGCGATGCCCGCCCCCACCTCCTCGGCGGTCAAGCGCAAACCGACGTTTGGTTGCCCATTGGAACCATACCACTCCCTGTAACAGATCAGCGCGCCGCGCGGAAACTCCGCCAGTTCGCCGTCGCTAACCGCCCACCACTGCACGCAGAACGGTCGCGCCGAACCCCAGTCGAACGAACGGAACCGCGTCCAGTAGGCCGGGAGCGAACGCGGGGCGACCACGTGCCGGGCCACCTCGAACTCCGGAAAGAACGCGCCGGCCACCACGTTCCAGTCGCCGTCCAGCCACGCTCGCACCAGCTCGGGGGAACCGGAGGACCGCAAGTTCGCCACGTACTCCGGTCCGAGGTACGGGTTGTCGTGGACGCGCGACGGGATGTAGACGCGCTGCAGGCCGGTGTCGGGGTCGGTGACGATCTGGTTGCCCAGCGGGGCCGGGTCGATGTAGCGGGCGCGCAGCCACTGCGAGCCGGGGCCGCCGGGGTTGCCGGTGAGGCGCATCCGGCACGGCACGCCGTGACCCGAGCGGAGCGTGGCCTTCAGCTTCATGATCGGCACGGGTGACGGGAAGTTGCCCGCCTCTTCGACGTACAGGCGGGTCAGGTTGAAGCCCTGGTAGTTTTCGGCGTCGCTGTCGCGTTCGAGGTGGGCGAACGTGAGGCGTGCGCCCCCGGGCATGGTGACGCGCATCCCGCCGCCTTCGGGGGAGCCGGTGAAGCGCGCCCCGATCGGCAGGAACAGAACCTTGGCCCGTTCGAACAGCTCGACGAGTTGCTTGGCGTTGCGGCGCACGACCAGGCCGATCGCGTGCTGGCGGTGTTGGTTCGAGTGCTGCGCCCACTCGCCGAGGATGGCGTCCGACTTCCCGCCTCCCCTGCTACCGCCGAACAGCAGTTCGAACACGGGACAACTTAGCATCAGCCGCTGTTTGGGCGATGGCGTCCACACCACCGTTTGCGCGGGAAGCGCGTCTAGCGGCATCGAGCCTTCCCTTCGCCAAGAAGGCGATAAAACTTCTCTTGGGCTTCGCGCCACCGGTCATGGTTTTCCTTCAGCGAAACCTCGGTCTCCGCGCGGGTGATCTCGCCCCGCTTGTAGCAGGCGTGGATGTTGGCGAGCCGCACCAGATGGGCATCGCAGGCGTCATTCCAATCGGCGTGGTAGGCGGCCTCGGCGTCGGTCACGCGTCGTGCTCCAAGTCGACGGCCTGAGCCTCCCACGCCTCCGGTGAGGCCGCCTCGGGCGCACCGATCAGCACGAACGCGGCCAGCGTGCCGGGCGGCGCCTCGATCCGCTCCGGCGGCATCTGGCCCGTCACCCGGTGGAACGCCAGCGTGGCCGGGACGACCAGCGTCGGGTGCGCCATGCCAACCTCGTGCATCCGCGTCACCAGCTCGTCGGCCATCACCCCCCAGCGGACGGTGCGTTCGGCGAGCGTTTCGGCCGGCATGGCGGCGCGGCTGGTCCGGGCCTCCAGCGCGGTGCGGCGGTAGCTGTCGTGGGCGCCGTTGGCCGGGCCGCCCCAACCGGGTCCGTTGCCCTTCGGACGCCTCCCGCGCGCCGGTAGGCCGGTTTCCGAAGCCACGGGAGGTGTCGTGCGTTTGGTCAGTGGATCACCCCCGACGCCGGCCAGGGCATGTTCACGATGGCGACGATCGCCCCGAACTGCACCAGGCACGGGATAGTGTAGCACATCGCGACCACGGTGCGATACCACAACGGGTCGGGGCACGGTTCCACGGTCCAGCGCCACGCCATGACGCCGGCGGGGGGCAACACCATGGCGGTCGCGACGCCGATTTGGACGAACCACCACGCGGTCATGAGGTGTCGCCGTCCGCGAACTGAACGGCGACGTCCTCGATATCGCCCCACGCCAGTTCGCGTGGCCCGTCGGTGCAAGGCACCATGATCAGCGAAGTGCCCGGGTCCATGTAGGCGACGCCGGCCCTCAGCAGCGCGGCTAGGGTCATGTTGTGGTTGAACACGGTCCGCTTGGCGGCTGACCGACGCGTTTGATCCGTCACTTGGCTGCCTCCCTGACGTTGAGCCAAGACTGCATCCCGCGTGGGTCGATCGATATCAACACCGTCCACAGAGCCACCTCGGCTTGTGTCAGGTTTTTCGAGGCGCGTTGGGTCTCCCTGATCGCATTCGCGAGACATCCGTAGGCGTCGGCGGCGGACTCGAGCGCCGCTTGCAGCTCGGCGTCGGTCACTTGGCTGCCTCCTTGGCTCTGAGCTTGCGCTGTGCGGCATCCCTGGCGTCGAGCATGGTCGCCCACGGGTTGTCCGTGGCGCAGCACACCCGCCATATTTCGTCGTGCGCCTCGTACATCGCCTTCCAAGTGGAATGCGGCAAATCCGGCCTGGAACGCACCGCCAGCGGCTTTGGCACGGGGGGTATGGCGAGCGGTGGGGTCATGGTCTCCGACGCCCTCTTAACCCGGCGCAAGGCGGCGCACGCATCTAGGTACGCGACAAAGGTCTCTGTGGCGCGGTCGCGGGCAACGATCACCTCAGCCCGCGCGACCGCTCCGGGGTCCGTCACGCCAACCCCTCCTGCCAGAGCACGCGGTCGGCCACGTCGGCGCGGATGGCGTGGAAGTCGGCGCTCGCGGGGTCGGCGTGGGGTGCGAGGTCGAGCATCATGGCGACGATGCGCGCCTCGATGTCGGCGCCGCGGTTCGTCAGGGCGGGGGGCGGCAGGTCGTCGGCGGGTTGGCTGGCGGTCACGGTGCGGCTCCTGTTGGCCCGGTGCGCGACGGTTGCCGCGTTGGCCGGACCATGCGGTTATCGCACTACCGGGCGTCGGCGTCAACGGGAATCTCGCGGGGTGGGGCTGTTAGTTTCCAGGCGCTGTTGAAGTAAGGTGAACTAACAACAAACCGATAGGCCAAGTGCTCGGTCCGGAAGCTCCGCAACCCGGTCTCCCCGACCGCCTCGGACCCGTCGTTCGCCATGTCACCCTCCCCCTCTCCGAACCATGGTCTGCGCCGCGCCACAGCGCGCCGGTTCTGCGCGGCTGTGATAGGCAAAGGCGTGCGCCGCGCCATTGCCTAACACGGAGTGTGAACCGGTTGTGACGCGCGCACCTGCAAACGCGCCACAAACGCGCCACAGACGCATATTCGTCAACACCGCGTCCGTCATCGCCCACGACCGTCTGCACCCTCAATTTCGTCGCGCCAATCGACGTTCCCAGGTCGACCGTCAGGCGTCCGCAACCCCGTCGCATCCTTGCGTTGGAGGGTTCGGAACGGCACCTGCTGGAACCCTCCGGCTAACAATTCGTTCAAAACCTGGCGTTGGCCGGAGGCGGTGGCGATGCCGTGGTCGAGCAGCAGCCGCTTGATCGAACGCGGGTGGGTGTCGAGCTTCACGGAGTAGGGTCCGGCGGCGGTGCCGAGGGCTATGGCGGCCTCGATCGCGGCCCGCGCGTCCGATGTCACCACGTCCACCGGGGGCGTCCACGGGATGACGGCGGCGACCATCTCCCCGTTGTCCAGGGTGAAGGGCTGACGTTCGAACCACTCCGCCTCGTTGGGCGGCGAGTAGTTGGCCTTGGCGCTGTCGACGCGGAACGTGTGGCGGCGTTGGTCCGCGCTCACGCCGAACGCCCGCGCCTCGTCCTCGGTCATGTTGGTCAGGGTGAGCATGACGCGGGCGCCGTTG